TTGGCTGTGGGTCGATTGCCATCCAATTTGCCTTGATAGTATTTCACTGTTTCGTATCGCACTGTCATGTTGTGTTCCATTAGACCGCCACCTTGGCTGTAGTCATATGTATCATGACGCCATTCAGTGATCATGGGATTTATCAACACATAAGCGCAGAATTGATTTTGATTAAAGCCGTATATGGTGATGTCTCTAAAGAACGGTGGTTTGCCGTTGACTCCCACAGCGCCATCACTGTAGCTTTCGCCAATGTAGCCCCAGTCGTTGACTGTGCGATCAGGAGAGTAGATATCTCTGCCGTTGTAACTTAATTTTGGATCACCACCATTGCCGCTCTGTCCCAGACTGCCTTGTGTCACCGGCACGCCCCAGTATTGTTGTGTGGGGTCTTTGTAGTAGTAAGCAAAGTAATTGTACCACATGTTTCTTGCAAGGTCTGCGCCATCATCATGAAAGGTCAACTGGCAAGGGTTATACTCAATTTTTTTCTGTACCAATCGTTTACGATTGTACTGATTCATTGTTTCAACTTCAATTTGATAATTGGGCAGTTGAGCTGTTTTGACCAAGAGACCAAGATTGTCTTGATCGGCTCGAGCAAACACTTCTTTTAGTTTGGGAATTTCTACTGTGTTGAGATTGAAGTAGACGTGAAAAAGAAACTTGTAGCGAGGTGCCAGCTCATATCCGCCTGCGCGGAAAGTTTTGCTGGCATGTGTATAGTCCTTTAGATAGTCACTTCCAAAGAACCCCTTGAGGAAGTCCGCACCAAAGGCCATGACTATTATCCTGTGATTACGTCGCCCAGCGTTCTTCCAACAGTTGCACCAACACCCGAACCAATAGGAGTTTGGAGAGCGTTGTCAAAACGTATGTTCATTGTGATTGTAACTGGTGCACTCTCTGAGTAGTTGAGATCGTTGTAGTTTACTGATGTCAAGTAGCAACCATACAGTTCCCAAGTTTCAAGAACCACAGGAGCTGCCACACCGTTACCACCGTCAAGAATTTCACAGCGTGTGGTAAATTTGTAATCAATGCCTGAACTGGCACTGGCCTGTTCCACAAAGTCCAGTTGTTTCTGTAGCTGTTCGCCAATGAGTCTGGAAACCTGGCCACCGGCATCATCACGGAGATTGACTGCGATTGCTTCCCAGCTGTGTTTACCAGCTAGATATAATTTGCTGTTGTAGATGTCTACAACCATCTCCTCAAAGCTCACCGAAGGACGTGTGAAATCCATGACCTGTTTGGTCAATTCTGTTCTTGGTGTGGAAACACCTAAATTTTCAAATACCACACGGAAGCGGTACTTGAGCTTGGGCATGAGCAAGCCTTGAGTTGGGCTTGATTGATCACTTGCCAAAGGCACTGTCATTTTGTTCAGCGATGAGACTGCCATATCATTCTCCTATTATGCAATTATTTATCTGAGATGAGATCAAAAAAAATGGAGCCAAAGCTCCATTTTTCTGTACTAGCGATACCGTTAGACGGTGGCTGCTGTAGCAACTTGGCCCGATGATATCTCACCTGTGTTCTTGATTCGAACCGGTATGTAGATGAATTCAACTGCTTTGACTGGCTCAATTGCAATGTCAACATACAGTTCGTTACGATCAATACGAGCTGGTGTGTTATTGCTGTCATCGCAAACAACCAAGTAGTCATAAACACCGCGCTTGGCAACCAAATCGTTCATCAAGTTGCTGATTGCGTTGCTGATTTCATCACGAGTGATTTGATCATTGGGTTCAAACACAAAGCTCTTGCCAATGCTTTCAAGTCTAGCACGAACAAATGCTATCAATCGTGCCACGTTGATACGATCAAGTGCGCTTGGTGTTGCGGCTTCAGTCTTGTTGCCATAGTTGGTAATTCCTGATCCAGGTATGAATGTAATTGGATTGATCTTGTTTTCATACAAGGTGTCACGAATGCTTTGACGAATAGCTGTGGATACAAACTGTCCTGTTTGTGCATTTACGTAACCCAATGCAAATGCATTGTCAACAATACCACGACGTGTACCAGCTGGTGCCAACCACGGAAAGCTCACTTCGTCACTGCGCAAGATAGTGCGTAGCATCATGTGACTTGGAGGTTGTACCACTGTGGAACCAGACAAGTCTGTTGTTTCACAGCTTGGGTAGAATGTACCCAAGTATGGGTCGGCAGTGACTAATCCGTCTTCACTGTCAACACCAACACCAAATGCATTGGTTGCCCATGCAGTGATGGCATCGGCTGTGTCTGGCAAGCGCATTGGTGTGTCGCCCACAACGAATGCAGTTTGAGCACGCTCATTGTTGAGTGCTACCATGTTAGGAATCAACTCTGGATAGTTAGGTGTAGCAATCAAGTTGAACTGACGCTGTTCTTCGCGCAGATCTTGATTGCCATCAATGCCTGCCTTCATGGCCTGTACCACTATGTTACGAACTGCTTTACGACCCATGTACGGAGCACCATTACTTTGCAACCCACTGGCAGTTACCCATGCATTGGTTTGTGTTACCACAGCAGGATTCATGTCTGGGTAGTCAGTGGTGTTGAAATAATTGACCTGGAAGCTCTTGACGTTGAAACCTGAACGACGTAGATTGAATGCCAACATGCCTTCGGGATACAGTGTTGGGGTTGGTGCATCTGGATCAAGATAATCAGACGTCAATAAGCTGGTGATAGTTGGAATTGGGTCTGTAATTGGATCAGTTGATCCGTTTGTGGCCCAACGGAAATCAGCAAACAACACGCCGTTTTCTGTGGTTTGATCTGTGTTGTCAATCAACACCCACTGATCTTGACCGTCAACCGACTCCCAACGCTTGATAATTGGATAAGCTTCGAGGTCGCTGGTGTCAATCCAAATGTCACCATATTCAAGATCTGTGCCGTCACTTTGTTTAGTTGGGGCGCTCACTGAGATAATAGGACCGTTGGGGTCAGTTATCGACAAATCAAAACCACGAACATCAGAATCAACTGTTTGATAGCCAACCCATGCATTGTTGTTTTGAATCATAATGTCAACTTGATTTGTGGCAGAGTAGTACCATAAACGACCGTCGACAGGATCTTGATCTGGTGCTGTGTTTTGCGGGAAATAATCTGGACTCAAAATTATCCAGTTACTCAAAATCAAATCGCTGTCGGTGCCAGCACGAACACCCACAATGGTAGTGTTGATGCCTGCGTCAGCAATTGGATCACCCAAAATGTCTTTGAGAACAATCACGCCACCTTGTGTGTGCTGTATTTGCACTGCACCGTCTGATGTTACTCCGGCAGTGACAGGTGCTCCACTTGGAACCGCTGCCAAGAACGCAGTGACAAATGCAGTGGCAGTAGTACCACTGATGGTTGCAACAACCGGCGTTGCCAATACGTCACTGTTTTTATTGCTATAAGAGATAGAAAAAGTGTTGTTGTTTACAAACACAGGAGTTGTTGTGGTACCTGTGATGATTGTATTTCCAACGGCCACACGTTCAAAAATTTTCATAGTGAACGTATCGTTTTCTTCTACGTCATATTGTGCGTATGTACTGCCTACTGTGATGTTTCTACCGCCGCCGGAAGGATCCAATGCTTTGTTTGCACTTTGATCATTTTCATACAATGGACAGTTTTGTTGCACAAATAGTCCCACTGCACTGTCGTATTTTTTAACAACAAGATCAGTGCCTAGATTTACATTGTTGATTTTGTTCCAAACAGAACCAGTTGGATGTGGTTCAGTGCTGGTGGATCTCCACTGCGGAACAGTATAGCTTGGCGACTGTTGTAGCACAGGTGCATAATACACAGCAGATGTGATACCCAATGCTGTCAACAGAGTACCACTGTTGTTTTCAATGCTGAGAATGCCATTGCCGTCGTCAGTTGAGCCGTCATTGCTACCGTTAGAGTCAACATAGATCTGCAGTTTGTTGCCAACTACTTTGGCTTTGACGCCTGCAATAGCCGCATTGTTGATGTCTAAGGCAAATTGTGTGACTGTTGTACCTGTGGCAGTAACAACGTTGCCATTGAGACGGATTGACTGACCATTGGTCAATGTTGGACTTGCATTGGCAGCAATCACAGTTGGCCAAGAATTTTTCCAGTCATCGCTGCCGATCAACACCCATGTGTTTGCCGGAACAATTTCATCTGCTCCACCGGAATCTGTTACAGTTAGTCCAGGAGTTTTAAAGTAACCATAGTTGTTGGCATTGACAGCGTTGACACAATAGTCGCCGATGTTGCCAATGGAATCCTTTGGAAATCCACCATCAAGATCAGTAGAGTCAGTGATCACAATAGGATTCTTCAAAGTAAATGCTGAAGTAGTAAAGCTCCACTCAAAAATTCCCCATGCTGTTGAAGAGGTGTCCAACCAGTATGTGCCGTTGTCTGGCTCGCCTGTGGGACGTGTTAACGTGGCAGTAAGTTCGCTTAGGTCGATGTTAACCCGTTGTACATAAGCACGATTGCTGATGCCCAGCACCGAATACGCCGCAAGTAGACCGTACTCGTTGAGTTCGTATCCGTTGATGGGTGTACCAGCTGTGGTCTTGTAGAAGAATGGGTTACCAAATGTGTTGACCAAATCTCGCTGACTAGAGATTAAATAAACTCTGTTTGCGTTGATCTCTGTGGTGCCGGCTGCTACGCCTACACCGCTACCGCTGATCTTGTTCTGCGCTGTTGCGATCAAGATAAACGGTACTGAATTAGTTGGGGCTGGTAAGTAGTTACTTTCGTCAATGATTGTAACTTCTACGCCTGGGGAAACTAGTGCCATGTGTCTGTTCCTTTAAATAAAAAGTGCTATTCATATTTAGCGGCAGGCATCAAAACCACCGTCTAACCTTGCCCTTACGTAAGGTTTTACACTAAATATCTGCATGTCTAGACCCATTTGCAAGGCCTGCGCCAAGAATCCAGCTGCCATTAACTGTCATCGCAACGATCGAGTGTACTATCGCAGTAGATGTGATGCTTGCATTCGCAAAGGTCGCAAACAAAAGCCAGCTGTGCCTCGATGGCAGTCAGCTGGCTATAAGAAAAAAATGGTTTGTGATCGCTGTGGATTTAGAGCAAAGAGTACTGCACAAATACTGGTGTATCACATGGACGGCAATCTCAACAATTCAGAACTTCGCAATTTAAAAAGTGTTTGTTTGAACTGTAGTATCGAAGTTACTCGAAGCGACTTGCCTTGGCGGCGCGGAGATCTTGAAGAAGATCGTTGACCTGTTGGTACAGTTGATCCAGGGTAGCATTGTTGTCCAACACTGCATCAAACTCTGTGCCAACCCAAGCAGTTTCACTGGCATGTACATCAGGATATGCTGTTTTCATATGATCAAACGATCCAAGGTTGGATTCAACTGCAAGATCATACCACTCGGGCTCGGGTCCACGCACCACTCTTAATACAATGCCACCTTGATTTCGTATGGCTTTGATTTCGTTAGGGAAACGACAGTCTGAAATTACCACATCATCAGAGCTGTTCCGTAACTTGTTTTCCAAACTAGCAATCCAGATGTCATCGTGGAACCCACGTCTACAAACTTCTGTGCCCCAGTACTGTAGAATCCAGCGGGGAGTTATTGCACGATCCAGTCTTTTACTCCACCAAGGGTCCACTTGTTCTCGCCACTCACGGGCTTGTTTTGTACGGCCTTCCAGCATGGTGCGATCCCAGCCAAATACTGCGGCAACTGCATCTTTTAATGTGTTGGCAAAACTTTCTCTGCGAAATTCATGGATGTTTACTAGATAGTCGGCAATGGTGTCTTTGCCTGATCCAATAAATCCACATACTCCAATAATCATTTTATTTCCTTGACGTTTAAATGTTTCAGTGTTTGTTGCAACACACTGATCTGCTTGCGAGTGTCTTCTAGGGCATGGTGGCTGGTGGGCGGAACTGGGCGTTCGGGCCAAAGACTCAGCACAGTTCTACTGTCTCTCACACGATAAAATTTCCAGGGCTGTGTTTTGTTGTAGCTCTTGTAAGCATGTTCCAGTATGTTTATATCGTATGTTGGGCCCTGTGCCCAGATATAGTCATGTTGCCAGGCCAACTTATACAGTTCATCCAGTGCCTGATCAAGAGGAACGCGATCTTCTTCGGCAAAGGCTTCGGCTTGTGCTTCGGGTTGTGTGGCCCACCAGGCTAGAGTGTCATCTTGTATGCGTCGATTTTCTTGGCTTTCCAAGGTGATGCGAGCATAATAATGTCGATTATGATGACCGGAAGAAAATGGATCAAAGCTCTGTGCGGCAATGGTTAAGATTGTGGCATCAGGCCCTGTGCCTAGACCTTCTATATCGATCATTAGATGTGAACTCATAGTGCTATTGTAGCACTAGATCACATGATTGTCAACTCACATTAGCCAATGACAAAGGTCAATGGTTGACTACCGTCCACATAGAGTTTGAGTTCTTCAATTTTGATATCCATCTGGGCCTGTGCTTCGGCTTTGAGTGCGGCACCGTTCAAGCTGGTACCACCTTGTGGTCCGGCAATTTGAGCAAACTTTTCACGAGCTTCACCGATGATCATTTTACTGGCTGCCACCATGTAATCGCGGACCCATTGACTGATTTGGTAATCGCTGAGCAGTGCAATGTCTGGTTTGAGCTGATACACCCAAAGCAATATGGTTTCACCATCGCCCTTGGGATCACGCATGAGCTGTATTTGTTTGGTCACTGGATTCCAGGTATAGTTTATGAATCCACCAAACATACGAGCGGCAAGTTCCACATACTGTGTGTAAAAATCATAGGTAGCAAGTCCGCCAGCTGAACTATAATTCATAAGATAAGTGTTTATAGTGGCCGAACTAAACGGATCAAAACTGGTTGAATATGGGCCTTGGGAGTTGCCAATGGTTCTGCGAAACACTTGACGAACGCTTTGTACTTCTTGGGGCAATGTGTACACATTGCGATCATCTTGTAGCTCTAGAAAAATGTAGCATTCTTCATAGGCATTGTTTGCACGTTGCCGATAGGTTCCCATGGTGCGCCGATAAGCGGCTTCATAGTGGGCAGGATCTAGTTCAAGATCAACAATTTGATCGCCCAAAGTTAGGCGAACATACTCGATGAGATTTTGTTTAAGTGTGTCTAAAGTTGATTCGTTTTGATCTGGCATTGGGACTCCTGTCCCAGTATTTAGTAGGCTTTGAGTATGAGCAGATTCTCGTTGCCGCGACCGTTGAATTTAACTTCTGTGGATTTGATGTCTTTAAAATACTTGCGCTGTGCAGGTTTTCCTCCGGCCAACAGTGCTTTGAGTTGCTCCGCCGGCTTTCTCAAAGTCTTTTGCATGGTATTCATGGTGTCAAACCCTACCACAGCCGAGCCTTTGACAGTGAACGTGCCTATGTGCGTGTCTGCTACCACATGGATAAGTTTGCGTTTTTTGGTATCGTACAACCAAGCTTCGCTGGCACCCACCAATTTTGCCGGGGCGTCGGATGTCAGTTTGAGTTCCGCAAAGTCTCGGAGAAACTTGAACTTGGATGCAATTTTTTCTGGACTCACTGCTTTTTTGGTTCTGGGCTTGCGTTCAACTTTCTTGATCTGCACATAGTTGCCACAGTCTGCAATGACTTGCTCGCCAAATTTTACAAAATTCTTCATTTGTGTTTTGTTCCAGGCGCTGTAGCCTTCTACCAGGTCAGCATCTTTGCCCACAATGACTTCTTCAAATTCTGCCACACGACGTTTCCAGTGATCCACAATAGTGCTCACCATCTGTGGAGCAATGTTCATGCCACGAATCAAGGTAATGGGCTTGTAGTCTGCTGACATTTTGGCTCCAGCCACAACAAAGTCATCAAACATGCCTTCAATCTCGCCGGCACACTCGCTGACTTTTTCACGCAACCGATCTTGAATTGTGACACGAGATTGAAGGCATGTTTGATG